TTTTGAGATACGAAGGAACAGGGCGTTGCTGTCAAGCCCCCCACCAAGATGGTACTTATGCGACAGATCAACGTGGCCCACATTATTTAGAGTCGGAAGCCAACCGACTTTTGCCCTCCCGGGCGGTACCTACTCGGCGCTCTGCACGCCTACTCCAGTTGTTCCGACATCACACACCCCCTAGGGCCTAGAGGTTTCCGAACTTACACAGTAATCTACCGGTGCCAGCGCAGTTTCCTGCATCTCGCTCCAGTACCACCTTCAGACGGCTCTATGACCTTTCGCACTCGTGCTAGTACAGACACCCCCCCAATCACGCCATCACACGCAAGTTTAAACGCTGTTTACCCGCTACGCAGTGCTACCATCTCACGATGTCACGTTCACGGTGTGTTCCTTCTACCCGCACATGGCTCCAGAACTCGCAGCTTCCCAGCAACCTCTCGATCGGGTATGCCTATCAAAACGTGATGTGCGCACTCCCCTCGGGCTTCTTCTGCTACAGGGTATAACATTCCGGCAGGTGGACTAGGCAATCCTAACGGCACATGGCTTCAACAGCTTGGGACCTAACTCCAAGCCTCATCCATGCTAATCCCTGCGTGTGGTTATGCAAAAAGAGGTTTCAACCTTCTACAACCATGCAGATGGCTAATTTACCCACTCGGGCCCGGCAGACGTGAATCTGTCTATAACACAACTCCCAGTACTAGCTGGTTTTTCATGACGGTGTGTTATCCCTAGGGGTTCAGTGTACTACTCAATGAACTATGAGCGGATTGAAAATTCTCTCACCCACCTTAAACTTGGAGATGGCACCAACATACCAAGCATACTCATATCCAGTCATGTCCCACGTGTCACAATAAGAGGCCAATTGCTCAGCATTATATGCGACCTGTGGACACACGCCTTTCTCTTTGCGTGCCCAGTAATCAAAATCACGAGGACTAAAGGCTTTGCTCGTGTGTTTCAGCTGCTTGAGACAGCTATGAACAAACTCACTCACAATTGGGACACCTTTCGAAACGTGAGATTCCCCCTCCAAGATCTTCCGCCAATAAGCCAGTGGTGAGTCTAGGTACTTTGATATAGTGAGCAACCCCGCCAGAACCCTTCTGGGATCTCTGGTGAAGGTTAACCCACACGGTCCATCAAATAGTCGCATCCTACAAAATTCCAGTTCCCCAATTGTGCCCGGTATTGCCTCAACATCTTGTCCTGCCAAAGCAAACCAGTTATGGAAGGCCACAGCATCCAACGCGCTTCTCTTCGACATAAAAATCAGTGCATCATCCCCATCGAGAATGAAGTTCCAATCCTTATACCTATGAT